GCTCTTATAAAATCTGCTTGTGATCTTCAAGAACAAATAGATACAATTAATACTTCAATTACTAGTATTAATAATACACTTACTGTATTAAATGCTGACTATACATTACCAGCAGATTGTTTAACAGGTGTTACAGCTTCTTCAGATACACATGCTATTTTACAAGCTACAATTAATAAACTTTGTCAATTAAATACTAATCTTCCTAATACATATGTACCTATTAATGCTACTCCTGGACATCCTGGAATTAATGATTATATAGAATCTTATTTAAATGGTATACCTGGACAAAGTCTTATTTCTGATAAAATGATTCCTTATGTAGCAGTTCCTTATTTTAATCCAGATCTTTCACATTTTAGTGTATCAGGAGCTGGTACAGGAGATTGGTTAAATGTTAATTTATGTAATGGTCTTAATTTTACACCTGATTTAAGAGGAAGAGTATTAGTAGGTACTACAAGTGGTATGGGTGGAGGATCATTTAATTCTAATGTAGATCCAGCTATATCTGGTAATCCAACATATAATTTAAATAGTTTATATGGTACTAATACAGTAACATTAGTTCCATCACAAATACCTGCGCATACACATGGAGCTACATCAGTAGATTCTGGGCATGTGCATACTACATTTGCAGATGTTAAATATAATAGTCCTGGGGCAAATTTAAAATTAGATACTGGAGTAGCAATTGCAGCAGGTTCTAATATTACTAGTACAGGATTTGCTAATATAACTACATCTATATTACCAAATACTCCTGCAGGAGGATCACATAATAATGTTCAACCAACTCACGCTTGTTACTATATAATGTATATACCTGTATAATATGTGGCCATTCTTACCAAAAAAATGTGATTGTAGTGAAACACCTACAAATACTAGCATACCTTGTGATCCATCATTACAATCTTCTGATGAATATGTATATGATGGTGAGGATTTACCTTGCATAGGAGTGCACCATAATGATAACCTTACTACAGCATTACAAGAATTAGATTTTTATTTATGTAGTAGACAATTTACAGAACAAATTCTTTTTAATATTGAAACAAATATTACAGAATTTCCTGAGTTTATCACATTAGTAAATAATGTTATTTCTTGTGATACAATTAATGCTTGTTTATATACAACATCTACTACAAGTTCATCTACTAGTAGCACTACTACAACAACAACTACATTATATATTCCTAGTGTACCTATATGTAGCCAAGTTTGGTCAGAAACTAATTTAAATGTTACTACTTACAGAAATGGAGATATAATACCACAAGTAACAGATCAGACTGAATGGAATTCCTTAACAACTGGCGCTTGGTGTTATTACAACAACGACCCAGCCAATGGAGCTATTTATGGTAAATTATACAATTGGTACGCAATAACAGATCCTCGTGGATTAGCTCCAGAAGGTTGGCATATTCCTTCAAAATCTGAATGGGAAACATTAATAACTTGTTTAGGTGGACCATATCTTGCTGGCCCAGCAATGAGAGAAGTGGGAACAACACATTGGCAATCCCCTAATATAAATGCTAATGATAATAGTGGATTTACAGCATTACCTACTGGATATAGAGATTATGTATCAACTAGTAATATTGGAAAAGAAACTATGATATGGAGTGCTTCAGAAAATCCAGCTTATCCAGACCAAGGATGGTTTGTAGCTTTATATTATAATATTGAACAAATTACTTTAACAAGTACATATAAATGGTATGGAATGTCTGTACGTTTAATAAAAGATTAATAATAAAAAAACTTAAAACTAATAATATGTGTACCAATAATTCAAACTGTAATTGTACAGATAATACTTGTGGATGCAAAACTTCAACAAATGAAGTGTCATACCAAGGACCAACACTAGCTTGTGTAGGAATAAATAATTGTGACTCTATGTCCACTGTATTACAACAACTTAATAGTTATATATGTAGTGATGAATTAGTTCATACAATTATAAATAACATTAGTAATAATGTTAGCTTATATGAACAATTTACCACTATAGTAAATCAAACAGTAAATTGTGAAACTGTATTAGAATGTTACACTACAACTACTACTACATTACATCCTTGTGAACAATTCTCATTGAATAACACAGGAGAAACAGCAGTTGCTATAATTATTACTGATTGTACTACACAATTACAAGAAGCTATTATATTAGAACCAGGATCTACAAACATTTGTGTTGTAACAGATAGCCCTCTTACAGTACCAGGAACTGTTGTTGTTACACCAAATGGTCCTTGTACAACTAGTACAACATCTACTACTTCTACAAGTAGTACAACAACAACTACTACTACAGCAATTCCTTGTGAGTGTTTAACATTCCATAATACAGATGTTGTTGGTCATAGTATTAGTTATAAAAATTGTTCTGGTACTATTATTACAGAAGAAGAAATTCTTGCTAATGAAATTATACAAGTTTGTGGATCTATAGGTTCTGCTAGTGATGCTTTAGTAACTATTTCAATAGGGGCAAATTGTATTGAAGGATTATGCCCAACAACAACAACTACTACTACTATTTGTAATAATCCAAATGTAGTATTTAATGGTACATTTACACGTAGTTTAATTGGATGGTCTGATAGTGTATTACCTGATTGGCAGTGGAGTGCTCTTCATGGGGGAAGTGCACATTATATAGGAAGAGATGAAAATGCAACTCTTTATCAAAATGTATTAACTCCTGGAACTACATATGATATATCATTTGATTTATGGTGTGAAAACCCTACTAATTTAATTAATGTATTTGCAGGAACAACAGAATATACTATTACAGGAGTTAATGGATATATACATGTTACTCTTATATTACCATGTGTAGGTACAACATTATTTGGAATTCAAGGAATTGATTCATTGGGAGAACCATTTGATACAATATATATTAAAAATGTAAATGTAAGCGTACATTGTCCTCAATTTACTACAACCACTACAACAACATTAAGATAAATTTTAAACCAATGACAGTATTAATAACATTAACAACAGCAGGACCAGATTCTGGGCCATTTGATCTTTATGGAAATACAGATGGGTTTTATACTCCTTTTGAAACAGGGGTAGATAAAACAGATTTAATAGCAGGATATCCTTCTGCATTAGTACCTGATTATACAGATACTATAAGAATAATATCAACTGGTGCATTATGTACAAATTATATTGATGTATCTGTAGCAACTTATTTTCCACCAACAACAACTACCACTACTACTGTATAATAAAATTAAAAAACTTTGTTTTGTTGGTTTTACAAGGTTTCTCCTCAAGATTTTCTTGGGGAGTTTTTGTTTTATAACTAATTTAGTTATAAATAATTACATGGGTAATTAAAATTATTTGGAATATATAAAAACTATTGTTTACCTTTACAATATTTTTTAACTAATATAAGTACAAATGTCTGAAAATCAAAGCTTGTTACACAGATTAGAAGAGTTATTAAGGCAAAAGAAAAGCAAAAAATTCTATGCTGAAAAATTAGGAATAAGTGAATATGAAGTGAATGAGCTTATGAAAGAGCTCAAAGAAAAAGATAATGAACCTGTAATAAAAAACTTTACAGAAGAACGTAAAGTTAATATTGAAAAAGGTACAATAGAAAGTACAATAGTTACAGACTTTGAACCTAAAGATGATATTGAATTAGCTAAGTTACATAAAATAAATTTAGATAAATACATTATAACCAATTATTGGTCTAAGATGTTACCAAGTGGGAAGTTCACTTCTTCAATTTTTTCAAAAAGAAAAGAAGCAAAAGATTACTCACCTGAAGACTTTGCTAGATTTTTAGAAAACTACAAACCAAACAATATAGAGGTTACTAAGTCACCAAATTTTAAAGATGTTGTAAATGTAGAAATCTCTATATCTGATTTCCATTTAGCTAAGAAAACAATAGATGGTGATAATAGTCCTAAGATAAGAGCTCAAAGATATTTTGATGGGGCTCAATCTTTGATAAACAATGTTGTATCCAATTATCATATAGACACTGTAGTGTTACCTATATCAAATGATTTCTTCCACACTGATAACTATCAACATCAAACTACAAATGGTACTCCACAAGACACTATAATGGATTATTCAGAAGAATATGAATTAGGTTTTAGTATTCTTGTAGACACTATTAATATGTTAAGACAATATTCAAGTCAAGTTGTGGTAGTGTTAGTACAAGGAAATCATGATAGAACTAAATCTTTTTATCTAGCTCATGCATTAGATGTATTCTTTAAAGATGTAGCAGATGTAGATTTTATAAGAGAACATAGTGTTGTTAAAGGATTAACATTAGGAAATACATTCATTGGTTGGCACCATGGTAATTGTAAATTAGAAGATCTTCCTTTATTGTTTGCAACACATCCTGAGTATAGTCAATCATTTGGTAATGCTAAATACAGAGAAGTACATACAGGAGATAAACATCACTACATGGCTAAAGAAGTTAAAGGAGTGAGAATACAACAAATGCCTAGTCTTTCAGGAACTGATA